ATTGAATTAAAATCACGATTTACGCCGATTCATCAGAGGGGATGGGAACGACTGAAAACGGAACTGACACAATAGAACACTATAGTTGAACTTTAGTTTTCGACAGAGAAGTCGGTAAAACGCATTAAAGGGGAGAGAACCCCTCAAACTCAAAAACGAACAGCGTGAGAGAACACGATAAAACACAGGAGGTAAAGCCAGATGGAGTTTATCAAATCGTTACTCGGTGAAAGTTTCCGAGAGGGAATGACGCTGGAGGACATCGATGCCGCTCTGAAAGCGGCGGGGGTGGTTAATCCGGAGAGTCTACCCAAGACCGTATCTAAAGAAGTATTCGATAAAACAGCATCCGAACTCGCTAAATACAAGAGGGAATTGAGGGAAATCAAAGAGAGCCAAATGACGGCCGAGGAGAAACTTCAAGCTGAGATAGCGAAGTTGAAGGAATCCCAAATGGCTTATGCCAGAGAACTAGCCACTCTACGGGCGAAAGAGATTTTTCTCGGTGCGGGCCTACAAGAAACCGATTATGCACCGCTCCTCGAAATCGTGGTTTCAGAGGACGAAGAAATTACCAAGAGTCGAGCCAAAACCGTGGTAAGCCTCATTGAAGCACAGAAAAAGGCGACTGAAGCGACCGTCCGAACGAAACTCTTGGGGGACACTCATCGGCCTCCGGCCGGAACACAGGCGCAACCCGGTTCGCTCGACAAAGCGATTGAGGCCGCACGTGAAAGCGGTGACTACGTGGCTTTGGCTTCTCTACTACGTCAGCAGCAGATGGCTACGCAAGTGCAGAAATAGGAGGGATTTAGATGCCGGGTTCTGATGCCGTTATTCAAAGTTTCGGCGTCTTAAACTATTCGGGCATGCTCTTTAACAAGGGCAATACCAAAACGCCGTTCTCGACTCTAATTGGGGGTCGGCGTAAGATTACCAATCATGTGGAGTTCGTCACCGGTCAAGAGTACACAACCATAGGTGGCACTCAACCCGCCATCTCGGAGACCGATTCTCTGACGGCTCCCCCGTCTACCTACATTACTCGGACGCAAATGACGAACGTGACGCAAATCTTCCAGGAGAGCGTCTATATCTCTTACGCCAAGCAGTCCAACATGGGCACCCTCTCCGGGGTGAACATTGCGGGGCAGCAAGCGAATCCTGCGAATGAGCTAGACTTCCAGGTGGCCGCTCGAATGGCAAAGATCGCTCAGGACATTGAGGCGACCTTTATCAAGGGTGTTTATGTCAAGGCGGAGAACGATACGACGGCCAACAGGTCTCGGGGTATGACAACCGCCATCACCACGAACGTGTTGAACCTGGACGGAGCACCGCTTCGGGTGTGGGACGTGGCTCAGGCGCTCAAGTTGATCTACGATGCTAATGGTCGCACCAATGGTCTCTACCTGTGGGTAGACCCCGTGACTCTGTTCCAGCTGAACGCTGACGCTGAGCAGAATGGCAATTCCATCGTTCCGGCGTCCTACACCGTGAATGGGTTGTCCATCTCGACCTTGCTGACCCCGTTGGGTCAAGTCAACGTCTACCTGGGCGAGTATCTACCCGAGGGTACGGCCCTTCTGTTCAATCCGTCCGTGATTGCTCCTGTCGAGCAGCCTACCCCCGGAAAGGGCAACTTCTTCCTCGAAGAGTTGGCCAAGACGGGTGCAGGTACGAAGTATCAGATTTTCGGTCAGATCGGTTTGGACCACGGTCCTGAGTGGATGCACGCCAAGATCGTCAACATCTCGACCGATTTCGAGAAGCCGAAGGCGGGTAAGATGGTGTACTTCAAAGACACGATGCCTTTTGCTCAAGTGCTACCGCAACTGGATAGCGTTACCTTGGGTGATCTGAAGGAGGGCGTGGAGAGTTCCGCTTTGGTTCTCACCTACGTTGGAACCCCGTTGAGTCCCCCAACCCTGGCTTACCAGTGGCAAATTGGTAACACCGCAACCGGAACCTTCACTGACATCTCTGGGGCAACCAGCGCCACGATTACCCCGACTGCGGGGCAAGTGGGTAAGTTCATTCGAGTCAAAGTGACGGCTTCGGTCACGGCGTTGGGTACGGTGTACTCCAATGCGAAACAGGTTGCTGAGAGTTCTGCTGGATAGGGTTAAGGAGGCGAGAAGTGATGAGACAGAGCGACACTAAGTTAAACCAGGTGAAACTGCTCACGGGTGAAAGCGACGAACGACTGCTGCTCACGCTTCTCGCCATAGCTGAGCAAAAAATCCTCAACCGTCTGTACCCTTATCATCCCGAGGAGACGGAGGTACCTGAGCGGTACTCGACCAAACAGGTCGAGATCGCCGTGTACCTCTACAACAAACGGGGGGCTGAGGGGCAGACGGGGCACAGTGAGAACGGCATCAGCCGTACTTATGAGAGTGCGGACGTGCCTGAGTCGCTGATGCGGGGAATCACGCCACGGGTGGGGGTGCTCTGATGCGGACGTTAGAGCGCAATAAACAGACTATTTATTACGCCAATCTGTTGAGGGCTACCCCCATCGTGGACGAATACGGGAACGAGACCGG